TATTATCGTCAGCATCAACTATTTTAATAACAAGAGGGCTGCCTTCTCCAAGTGGGAGGTCGTGATAATTTGGTGTGACAGTTGTACCGGAGGTAGTATCTGATATATGAACGATCATATCCACACCTTCAAAAGATGTCCACTGTAGCCTGTATATCTCTTGATATGCCATTTATGATAGTCTTCCTAATTTTCTTTTTTGTCTTTCTATAATCACGATTAGATCACTTCCACTTATTTGATGTCTTGTTGTTTCTTTTATTACCTCAGGCTGCAATCCGCTAAAATTGAAATTGGATGAAGGATTGCCTATGTTTGGCAGAGAAATATTCAACGTTCTTCCACCTACAAAACCTCCCTGATTAAACTTTTCCGGATTGAATATTTTGGAAAACACACTATTTAAATCCACTTTAGTGTTGAACATTTTTAGTAATGCAGCAACAAACGGGGCTTTATCCTTTGTTACTACAAATTCACCCGGAGTAAGCATTGCAGGAACAGTATCTGTATTGCCAGAACCTGGAACGAAACCACCCCTATTAAATCCTTTGGGTTGTGGTAGTTTGGTGTTTTTTATTACTTGACCTACTGCAATCATTCCAATACCCGCCGCAATTGCAAGTGCAGGATTTTTTAATAGTGCGCCAAATGCTTTTTTGAATATATCAACCTGAATCGCTTGTTTAATCAATAGCTTTCCTAAATCCTGAAGGAAACTACCCATGATGTTAGCAATGTTCTTAAAAGCATTCTCAAAACCTTTACCCGATAATAAATCGCCAATGCCTGCTGCAAACTCTATTGTAGTTCCTTCTAAGGCATTTTCAAGTGCGTCATTCATTTTTTCTAAATCTGAGACGATTGCTTCTGTCGCTTCCGCAATGCCCTTGCGTGCTTCATCTGGTGTTAGATCAATACCTAATGGAACTTTTACTTTTCTTCCTAAGTAATCTGTTTTGTTAATGAATTTTGGAATCTCTGCTCCTAAGTCTGCAAAAGTTGATTTTGCTCCGTCTATAATTTCTTGCGTAGTAAGCGGATCAATTATAACCTTTGGCTTTCCCTTTCTTTCAACATCCGAAATGGCCTTTATAAACAGGTTTTGTGCTGATTCATTTACACCTTCTGTGATTTTGGGAATAATATTTACGTCTGCTTCAATATCTACCTTAGGGGCTTTAAATTTGAAAGTTCCTTGTTGTAGTTTTTCATTAAACTCATTCGCCGACTTTATTATGTCAATTCCTCTAAATGGTAATCCCTGGAATAAATCAGCAAATTCAGAACTGAATTTATAGGCCGCATCTCTTACTTGTTTTTCCTGCTCTGGCTTTAATTTACCTGATGGATCGAAAGGAAGGAAGTCGAATAAGAAAGCAAACTTTTTACTGTCTCCCTGTTTTTTTGGTTCTGTTAATCCATCTATAGTAACAAGGCCACTAAGATTACCAGCAAGCTTTTGTAATTCACCCCGCCCTTTTACTACTGTATCTATAAGTTCTTCTAATGCTAATTGATCTTTGTTAAAAGCATCAGCAGCTTTATTTGCGGGTGTAATTATTCCATCCAATCCTTTCTTTACCTGATTTAAGTTTTGTTGCTCAAGTAGTGCATTGGGGTCTTTTTCAAATAATTTCTGTCTTTCCTCTTTAGCCTGTTTTGTTTTCTTTTGGTAATCATCTAAATCTTTAAATCCTCCTGCACTCAATTGCTCCTGAAGTTTTACTTCATTTTCGATTAGTTTATTTGCAGCTTCTGTAAGTCTGGATAAAGCAGCAGTAGATAAAGCTCGTTTTACGATTAAGGAATTTTGTGTATCAATCTTCTGATTGATTAATTCCAGGTTATTGATTTGCTTTGCGTCAATCTGATTTGTTTTGTCTGCTACAAGATTGTATTGCTCCAGTATCTTAACTCTTTCGCTTGCAGGTATGCTTAAATCATTTAATTTCTGTTTGTAAACATTAAGTGTAACCAATTCTTTACCTACAGCCTCTGATGCATCCTGAATTGCATCCTTGATAATCTCTAATTGGCTCGTAAACTTATTGTCAAATAACCCTCCGAGTCCTCTTGTCCATGCACCAAATCCTACACTTGCAAATGTTAGTGCTGAAGTGATACCTGAAATAGCCAAACCAGCAGCACCAGCAGCAGGTACTACTTGTTGAATGTTGTTTACGATACCGTTGAACCCATAGGGTAAATCCTGTAATATCCTTGATAGGCCCGTAAAATTTGTGTTGGTTTTTTTTATCGCAGCGTCGGTTTTTCCTAAGCTGGAATTAACACTGGCAGCAGATGATTGAATTTTAGAAACAGAATTTGCTACTTGATTGGCTGTTTGTTGAACACCAGGTGCGGTTAGCTTTATCTCGCCTTTTAAAATATTATTTGCCACTAAAAATCAATTCCGTTTTTGTGATAGTATTGGATTGTTTCATAATACCGCTTTACATCTTCCTCTTCCTCCTGCTTCTTCATTTCGGCTAACTCTTCTTCTGTTGGATCACCCTTTAACTGCATATATTCATACTTGGACTTTCTATCACCTTCCTTCGTGTTTAAGCAGTAGTGCAAGTAGTTTATTTCTCTTATCCTTCTCCACTCCTGAACTTCTCTGTTGGTATATCCATCAATCATTAGAATTGCTTCCCTGACTGTAGCGTCCCAAAAACTTTCAGGGTTCATCCCTGCTTCGTATGCCCTTCTTTCAAGTTCATCCCATGTAAGGGGTTCTACTCGCTTTTTTTTTCTTCTGTTCCCGATTGTTCATCTTTCGGTGAAAGCGAACTTTCAATCAAATTGACTGCTACACCAATTCCACCTATATCATCTATCCAATCCAAAGAATCGTCTATGGTATAAGGACACTCCTGTTTCTTGTAGAAATACTCTACCGAACAAAGAAGTATTTGTGCGATACCTTCTATGGACATACCTGTTGTAACCGCTTGCAATAACTCTGTTACATTCAGATCCCCCATTTTTTTTGAGAACCTATTCAAAGACCAAGTACATACCCTGCCTTCTATCTTGTTTCCATTTGATGTAAACTCGAAATAGCCTCTTGGCTTAACTTCCATATTGTTGGTTTTTAATTATTGCTTATTAAGAAAGCGTTGCATCACCGTCAGCTTTGAACGTACCTCTGATCTTAAACAAACCAGGTGCGCCGGTAACAGTATAGCTAACATCGTATAGCTTACCGTAGGCAAGAATATTCATACCTGTTCCTGGCTGAACCCTTACATACACAGATGTCCTATTGAAAAAATAACTAAGCAAGGCAGGTGCGCTGATCTCTGTTGCTCCATTTGGTGTAGTATTAGCCACTATCTCAAATGTGAACTGAACGTCTTGAACACCTTCGGCACGTAAACGGCCACACTGTGTTTCTTCATCTGTTGTTGGAATGTTGATTGATACATCACCTGTACTTAAACAAACTGCACTTTTGAAAGTGACATTATCTGTTGAGAAGGCCATAGGGATGTGTTTCGCTGCGAGAGTTGTAGGATTTGACATTTTCTGTTTTCTGTTTTAAAGAGTTTTAAATAGGTTATTGTTGTTCGACAATCTTTGCTTTTACTGTAATTATTTTTCTTAATATGCTTTCTGTTGTACTTATCTCAAACACCCTTGTTATGCTTCGTATAAAATCAAACTCCACTATCTGAAATCCTGAAGGGGAAGTAAGTGATACCGCATCCTGCTCAGGAAAGAGTATTTGATAGATTTGGTTTGCTACATTCGACAAAACCGACTTACTCACCTCTGAACCTGTTTTGTGACATATTTCTATATCTAAAAAAGAATCGTTTATAAAGAACCCTTGCGTTAGTTCACCAGGCACTTCCTGTTGTGTTGAGTACAGACAATACAATGCGTCTCTATCTCTTATTTTTTTCTTTTCATCATAGAATGGAACATTCTCTGAGCTATAAGAAACATTGCCATTTAGTTTGGCATGAACAGCATTAAGTAATATGTCGGTGGTATCTTTCAATGCTCTTTGTTTAGTACGTTGTTTTGAAGGTTAGTAAATAAGAACTTTTCTACGATTGGCATCTGCACGAAAAAGTAAGGTTGCGGCCTCGAATTAACTTCTCTTATCCCTTTACCTTTAAACAGGATAGCATAGTCTACAAGATTTGCAGGAACACTAACCATAGCACCCGTTCCCCATTCCCTATAAGCTGAATAAAGTGCGCCGCTTACAAGTTCATAGTGCATCAATCCGACTGTCTTGCTATTGATATTCTGAGCAAGGAATCCTTGATCTTTTGGTGCATCTGTTTTTGCCAATTGTTCCCAATAGTGAATCGCATCTTCGCATTCGCCGTCTATCTCGTCGAACATCACTTGTGGTAGGTTCTTGGCCTTCACCTTAAATTCATTCCATCCGCTAAAAACTATTGTTGCACTCACTTCTTTTCGCTTAATGAATATTTTAAAAACATTGTTCTACCTTCCTCCACATTTTCAACCGTGTTTATCGTAAAGTTTCTGCCATTAATCACTATCCTTAAATCCACCCTTGCGTAGTACGGTTGATATCTTATGTATAACTCGTATTCGTTGTTGCTTTCGATCTCTCCTGACATTAAATTCCTTCTTCCACCCTTGTTTTTTAGATAACCTCTCGTTTGTCCGAAATCAAAAAAGCTATCTTTGAATCCAACACCTACAGCTTCTGGCAGGTCTATCTTAAACTGAACTACACTTCTTAATTGACCTGCTTTTATCATGACCAGGAATAGTCTTTAAACTTTAATATTTGACTTTTCACATCGTCAGTTAATTCAACTGAGTGATCGCCTCTATTGGCATACCTGAAAGCGATAAGATTAAGCAATGCTAACTTCAAATCTTCCGGTACGGTTGTCATTCCTGTTGTGTAAGTTATTTTTAACCTGTTACAACTGCTTAAATCAAAGAATCCCCCATCTATCGAATAGCAGGATGGAGTTTCATATTCTGCACTTCCACCTGTTGCTACTCCTGTTTTTATCTTAACATCATTAATCCCCTTAATTGGAGGATAAGGAAGTTGTTGCTCTCTATTCCAATCCGCTATGAGAACAATATTCTTTTCTACTATAGAAATTCCGCAAATGCTCTCAAATTCCTGCCTGCACTTCTTTATTAGTGAAGTGATATAATCGTTATCGTTGGCATGATCTACTATTGCCTGTAGTTTAGAATCACTTAAACCAACCGGCTCTGTAGGATTTGCAGCCTCCGATATTTGTATATTAATTATAGAATTGAGCATTTATAATAAATTGTTCTAACTGTTCTAATTCTTTATTTGGGTCTAATTCCTTAGCCCTTTTTCTGCACTTTTCACTTACTTCTCTGTAATATTTTTTATCGTCAAGCTTCTCAATTGCTTTTATGATTGGCGTTATGTCGTAATCATTATCCTGATACGTTACATTCCCGCCTTGATCTTCTTTACCTCTTTTTCTTCTGTTCACATAAATTCCGGCATCACCGCAATTCTCTTTTAAACCTTCTGTCGGCGTACAGACCACAGGAATACCGTTACACATGGCCTCAGTTGCTGTTCTTCCCCACGATTCATAAGCACTGGGCATTAGTAACACTCTTGTTTGCTTATAAACACTTAATATGTCTGGTGTGTTTGGCACAATTGTTACGTTTGGTAAATCCCTTCTGATTATTTGAGGATCGTAACTACCAACAACACCTAAGAACTTTTTGTGTGGCATAGCTTCTGCCACCTGATAAAATATCCTTCCTCCCTTATTCTCGTTAAGTGAAATCAATGTGATGTATTCGTTCTCTTCGGGATTTTCACATACATTGTAATAATCAACATCACAAGGCGGGTGAAGAACCATTGAGGGGTGATTATATTTTAACTTCTTTCCTATCCATTCTGAATTGTACACTACATGATTTCCTCTGAAAGCATTTATAATACTTGAGTAGGGAATGTCATTATGTATAAAATGAATCAGAGGTCTTTTAGCTGCATCTGCCATTAGTATGGTGTACTGGGTATAATCCAAATGCGTTAGAATAACATCAGCCCATTGATATGCTTCTATCCTTCCTGTTGGTGGCATCACTTCTACACCTTCATACATATAAGGTGTATCTATCTTGTGCATATTTGCCTGATGAAGAATAATCCTTACCTGATGACCTCTGCTTATTAAGAACTTGTTTAGGTTGTGAGCAACGTATTCGCTTCCGCAGTTGTGGTGCGGAGGATAGAGATGTATTGACCATAATATCCTCATACTTTCAGTTCCCCTTTATTTCTGTTAATTACCCTTAATATATCTTCGCCTCTTAGCGTATGATGGACAACTACTTCTTTTTGGATTACATCATTCCATTGTTCTATATCTTCAACGTGAACCATCAATTTGATTGTTGCGATAATTAGATTCCCCTTATTAGAGCTTACATTTATTTCGACTACACATGGAATAGGTGTGCCATCAGGCATTTTTGCCATTAGTTCTTTACCGTTTGGATGCAAACATATTTTTACAGCATTTTTACTTATTTGCATTATTGTTGGTTATTATTTGTTTATATTTTCTCAATCCCTCTCTCGATAGAATAATATTTTGTATTGCATGAATATGAAAAATGAAATCTTGTCTATCTGCCGAATGCTCTTCATTAAGAGATAAGAACTTGTTTGTCACGTTTCCTATTAAATCCAATATTTCAACCTCTTCCTTTGTCATATAACAATCGAATTTTTTGGATAACAATCTTGCCAATCAAGTCCAGCCACATCACCAAACCACTTCTTAGGACATACTGTTTTTTTTTCTGAATGTTCACCGAGTATTGCTGCCATAAGTGAATAAGAACTGTTTGCTATAATGAAGCTTTTGCAAGCCTTCATTAGTTTAAAATCATCTATATAGTCCTTCCCTTTTGCATACTGCACTTTTGCTCCAAACATTTCAGCCGCCCTATTGTAATCATCTGTAAATACCATAAACTGCTCACCTGGAAACAACCTCATAGCCTCTTCATAGTATTCTTTTGTACATCTTGGATGGTAAGCGTTAGGATCATCTATATAATCTCCTGCTCTATAATGAATCGCTACATATTCACTCTGTGGATATTCATCCTTAAATCTTAGATAGTGCCTTACAGTGTCCATGCAATGAGAGAAGTATTTTTCACTTTGCATGTGGCCTAAAAGATTCCAATTGCCATCGGGGAAGTAAACATTGTGGTAGCCCCAATGAACGAAATGATCTCTGTAAGGAACATCTATCATTTCAGGTAGTTCGTTCTTAAAATGCTTATACACTTCACAATCTTCTGTGCTTCCAAACCTGTCTTTATGATCCCAGTTAATGAATTTTGGGAAGCCAAAAGGTTGGCCGCTTTTAGTTGCGATTCCAATCGTGGAAGCGATCTGAAATAATCCGTTTGCAAATCTGCCGTAACGTCCGAGTTCCTTAAATACAATCATTGAATCCAGCTATAATTGAAATAATTCTTGTAATCGGTTAATGGGTTTCCTTTTACTTCAGGAAACAACTTTTTATACTTCTCATCTATGAAAATCAAATTACCCGTATGGCATAGTAGAAAATATCCTTTCTCAATTCCTAATTCTACCATCGGATTAAAGGATGTGCCTCTATCATAAACAATATCTTCAGGTTTTACATCACTATTGATTTCAATTACCACAACCGGAGGTTTGTGTTTGTACGCTTTCCATACGTTGTAATCATTACCATCAATGTCTATACTTAACATATCACACTTACCTACCAAGTGATTTACATTCTCAGGAGTTACAAAGGCGTTTTCCATCTCTATTTCTTCAGGGAGTTTGCTGTTATTAAGCATCTGCCCAAATAGCATTTCATCCCCTTCGATTAACTTACCGCTCCACCCTTCGTTGAATAGTTTTGCAGTGTTTGAGCAGAATGTACCGTCTGCACCGCCAAATTCAACTGCCCTGCCTCTAATTCCAATCCGACTTAAAACTTCTTCAAGGATTCCATCTTCACCATTTTGTGAGAACTGGTTAAATCCATATTTTTTTACAAAATCAAGCATTGTCTATCCTTTGCCAGCTCTCCCAGCAGAACGGGTATTGCCATGTTAGAAAATGTGTTTTACTTAATTGAGCCTTTATAGTGTCATACATCACCTGCGTATTTTCTTCTTCTATTAAATGAAACTGCACCTGTAAATTCTTTATATTCTTAATTAACCCTTGCGAAATGATGTACTGTATTAACACATACTCCATTCCTTCGATATTGATTTTACACAAGGCAACTTCTTTATTTAGAAAGGGGGCTATATCGTAACACTTAAATTCTTTTGTATTGGTATTATCAAATTGTGATGTATAATAATATTGACCGCCTAATCTTATTGTTCCATCCTTTATCCATGCCGCTTTATTGTCTAAAGCATCAAAACATTCTACATGGCATCCGTATTTATGTCTTATTCCATCTGCCCATTCCTGCCTGTAACTGCCAATATCAATTACATAATCATCAGGCTTTAGGTCGTATTGATAGCGTAAGTATTCAAGATTGTTATCCTGCCACTCTTTTAATGATATTTCGTTAAGGCTTACCACTCGTCGTTACGTTTTCTATGATGGTTGAATAAAACAGGGTAACTATCTCTTTCATTTCTTGGCAGATGTGCGCTATAGATTGTAGGCCACCAATGGTCTATTTTGTAACCATGTTTGATTGCTACACAGGTTAGTACCGCCTGATCGTGTCTGTTTTCGGCGAATGTTGGATAGTTCGGGACTTTGCTTGACGAATCGTCGATGAAGCCGGGCATTTGTGAATAGAGCAACCATTCTTTAACGAAGTCTCTTGTTTTTTGGTTAACCCTGAAGAATATAACTGATGCCTGTACTTGTTTAATGTGCCTGTAGTCATAAAGCGGATTATCACCCCAAACAAATTCTCCATCTTCATAATAACATTTATTTATTGTGTTCATTACATCACCCTTACACCATTCTACATGAAGCCAACCATTAGTAAAGAAGAAAATATCTTCATCCATTCGGCCTATGATCTCATTTACATTCGCTACAAACTCAACACCTGCATCACTATAAATAACATAATCACCTTCTTTAGCGTTAAGCAACCCCTTATAAATAAAATAAGGCTTCCATAACCAATATCCTGAACCACGTTCCTGGCTTAGTATATCGCTATTAAAAAATTTAAATTCATGCGATATAGTTTCTGGATTGTTAGGCCAAATCACATCAACTCCATTCTTTAATGCGCTGTTGCAACACAACTCTAAAGACTTAGACATTTTGTTATCAGCGTATGAAACCAGATAGATCATAATTCACTTAGTAGTTTATTTCCGTCATCAAAACATCTTGTATAATCAGCATCGTTCTGCCAGATGTCACTAAAACTTCTCCTTTGCCATGCTACCATAGGAAAAACCAAAAAGCATTTGAACTGTTCCTGAACATTTACTCTCAACCATTCGTCATAAATTATAAGCCCTTCTTTTTCGTATTCATCGGTATAAAAAGGAAAGTTTTCGATAATCCATTTAGCCATCTTATTAGAATAAGCAACAGCGTGTGTAGTAAATGAATTTCTTAGCTTAAACAAATGAGTTGAGTATCTTTCCAAGTGAGTACCATTGATATTAGCTCCCAAATAAAGAATATCCCAATCTTCAGGAAGCTCATTAAATGCCTGTGGCAGATGATCGCAGTTTTTAAATTCTACATCATCTTCTAAGATCAAAATCTTATTATATCCT